TGCTGTCGTTCATGTCCGGCACTTCGATGATGATATAGTCCATAGGTGGACCTCCTTCATGAGCTCTGCTCGCCTCCTGCGGCCGCAGCAGAACATATAAGGCCCGCGCCGCCTATATCAGTACCCCACGCATCAAGCGCAGGGCTTCGGCGGCCGCAGGCCGGATTTCTGTTTTGGTTTCACATGGTCGATTGAGGCCGCTTTCCCTTGGCCTCTTCACCTCCTGGCAGTTTTGGGTGGCCGGTTCATTTCACGGCGCCCTGTCCCCCAGGCGCGCTCCGCTGACCTCGGAGCTGTTGAAAATCAAATCAATCCAATGGAGTTCGCCGCGCTATACAGGATGCTCGACTTGCTACCGCCACTTGAGCCGCTGCTTCCGCTGGAACCAGAGCTTCCTCCGCTCGACCCGGAGCCCGACCCAGATCCGCCGGACCCGCCGGAGCTCCCGGTCGAGGTGCTGGCCGTGCCGGCGGATGCCGCCGTGGCACCGCTCTTTCCGTAGCTGTCCGGGATGGTCGTGGTCTTCGCCGTTGTGACCCGTATCTTCTTGAACGATATGGAAATCTCTCTGGCGTAGCCGGTCTCCAGGCTCTTTGCGATGGACAGGCTCTCAATGGCCATGTTCGTGTAGCTCTTTGCGGACGTGACCACGGTAGTGGGCTCTGCCGTGAAGTAGAGCTCCTGGAGCTGTTTCACTATGGTCTCGACACGGTCCTGGCCGCTCCCATGGCGGCTATACCACGTCACCGGCGTGTCGGTGATGTACAGGACCATGTCCAGCTTCTCAGGGTTCAGGATGATGGCGTCGCTCACGACGAAGCCATCTTCCACCGTGTACTCTGGGACCGTGGCCTCCAGGGTGTCGGTCTGGCTGATGAGCGCATCGAACTCAATGCCGTTGACGGAGACCGGCTGCTTTGCTCTTGCCATTCACCAATCCCCCCTATCTGGCATAAGCGAGCCCACGGGCGAGCTCTGCGGTGGAGTCCTTGGCTGCCTTGTCCATAGCCGTAGCGGACTTCTGCTGGCCGGCACGGTCGCCGTTGAACTCGTTGTTGATTTGGACATTCTGGACCACGCTCTTGCTGATCTGGCTGGTGCCGGCGGCGGCCGCTGCTGTCCTGGGGCTTGCCACGTTGGCGTTGGCCACCACGGACATATCGCCCGTGATACCCTCCAGGGCCTTGCGGACCTTTTCCTTGCCGGCAGTGATGCCCTTGCTCATCAGGTCGATCATGTCGGGCATATAGGTGTGGAAATCGCTCAGGGGCCCCTCGTCCGGCTCAGAGAAGCCAAGGAAGGACTTAATTTTATCGGCTACGCCTTTTACGGCGTCACCAACCGCGCCGATAGCGCCCTTGATGCCATCCACAATGCCGTTGATAATGTCGGCACCCCACTGAAGGGCCTGGGCCGGCAAGGACTTTATCCAGTCGATAGCGGCGGTGAAGCCGTTGACGATGGCATCCTTGATGTTCGTGACCGTCGTGGTTATCCCGGTCAGGATGTTGGTAAACGCCGTTGTGATGGCGTTCCAGATGTTCTGGGCGATACCGGAGATGAAATTCCAGATGGTCGTGAAGATGCTGGATATTACGCTCCACACCGCCGAGAGGATGGTGCTGACGATGTTGACGATGCCTCCGAATATGTCGGAAACAAGTTGTTTCACGTTCTCCCAGAGGGCTCCCCAGTCGCCGGAGAACAGGGCGGCGAACACGGCAAAGAGGTCAGCAATCACATTGAACGCGGTGCTGAACACCGCCTTGATGACCTCCCAGACGCCGGAAATTGCGGTGAGGATCGTGTTGCCCCATGTGTCCCAGAACGCCTTCAGGCCGTTGAAGATGGTTCGGGCAATCGTGCTGATTATGGTCCAAACGGCCGTCAGCACATTCTTGATGATGTTCCAGACATTCACGAGGGCCTCGGTGATCTGCTCCCCGTGGTCGCCACGGTCTTTATCACATTCCAGACACCCACGAGGATGCTCTGGATGGTGTTCCACGCGGTGACCAGTGCGTTCTTTATCTCCTCACCATGCTGGCGCCAGAACTCTTGCAGGTCCCCGAAGACCGCGAGGGCCACGGTCCTTATCACGTTCCATACAGCGGTGAGGACGCTTCGGATCACGTTCCAGGCGGCCAGCAGGCCGGCCTTTATCTCGTCACCGTGCTCCTTGAAGAAGTCCTTGATGCCGCCCCACACGGCCGAGCAGGCTTTCTTTATGGCATCCCAGACCGATAGCAGGAACGACTTTATGGCGTTCCAGGCATTGATAATGGTCTGCCTGACCGCCTCCACATCGACGCCGGCCTTTTCAAGCAGGGAGCCAATGAGCGAGTCATTCCCCTGCATGAAGTTGATGAAGTCCTCGACCAGCAGGGCAAGCAGGACGATAATGGCGATGATGGCCAGCGTCTTCACATTGATGGTTGTGAGCAGCTTCGATATGGACGATAGGCCGGACGTTATCTTGCTGAAGTTGAACACCGCAAAGGCCGCAGCGGCCGTTATTGCGATGAGCCGGAACAGCTTATCAACGCCGCCCAGCTTATCGGCCAGCCATGTGACCGCATTTCGCACACGGTTCAGCACGGATATGACGTTGTTGAACGCAGACACCATGAACCTGCCGATCCCGTCGGTGATTCCCAGCGTCTCATTGGTCTGGGCCAGCCAGAGGCCCCATTTGCTTCGGATGACGGTCAGGGCGTCGGTGATGCTGTACTGGACGTTTCCGAAGCCCGCCTCAATTTCGTCGATATTATCTATGAAGGCGGCCTTCAGGTCCTCGATGGTCATTGTGCCCTCGGTCGCCATATCTTCGAGTTGATCGGAAGTCGTGCCGAGCCGCTTATTCAGCAGAGCCACGGCCTCCGGCGCTC